ATTACAGAAGAGATGGCTGTCGGTTGGGTAAAGGCTTGTCCTCAGATAACTGTAGCTGACATTGAGGCATCCATAGCTAATCAAATAGCTGAGTCTAAGGCTCCTTCAGTAGTTGCGGAGGTTCCTTGGTAATGGCTACCCCTCGCAAAGGTAAAGCTAAAGTCAAGGTTACTGCTAGTGGAAAAAAAGTTAGCTATGGTCAAGCTGGTAAGGCCAAGGGCGGTGGAGCCAGAGTTAAACCCTCTACACCCAAAGGCGATTCTTACTGCGCGAGAAGTTTAGGTATTAAGAAAAGATTACCTAAGAGTAAACAGAATGATCCCAACACCCCAAACAATTTATCACGCAAACGCTGGAAATGCTCCGGCTCTAAATCTAGGAGATAGTTATGCCATCAGGAAAAGGTACATACGGTAAGAAAGTAGGAAGACCACCAGCTAAAAAGAAACCACGGCCAGCAATCAGTGCGCCGATGTCCAACAAGAGAGCAAAAGAAGCTATTGCAGCTTTAAAAGCTCAAAAAGTTCAAAAAGCGAAAAATAAAAAACCTAAATAGGAGATAAGTATGTCTCTTTATAGAAATATTCAAAAAAAGAGAGCCAGAATAAAAGCTGGATCTGGTGAAACCATGAAGAAAGCAGGGCAGAAAGGACGACCTACGGCTGCAAACTTCAAACGTGCAGCTAAGACTGCAAAAAAGAGGAAATAGGTATGAGTGAGAAGAATGCGTTGGTTATTCCATCGTTCATGTTGCCGCTACTAATATCTGGCGTGGTAGGTTTTGGTTCATATCAGGTTGCCATGGCAGAAGCTGCTAACACTAAACTTACAGTAACAGAGCTAAAAGCCAAGGTTACTGAGGTAGCAACGGAAGGTGTAAAAACTGGAAAAATCGCAGAGGTAAATTCAGCAAAGATTGAAGCAGTTGTCAAAGCAATCGAAAAGAACTCTGAGACAAATGAGCGCACCGCTGAGTCTTTAGACAAGCTAATCATTTTGTTGATGCAGAAAAACTCATAGTTATGAGAATGGTGTTTGCTCTTCTTTTTTTTTCAGCTAACGGAGAAGTTATTGAAGATCGAACGACCTATTACTTCAAAAAGTCACATTGTGTGTTTATGTGCCAAGAATTATCTAAACCCTCTCGAAGATATGAGGCGGTTGATTGCATGTGCAGAGCAGAATGGGTTGATATTAAAAATACGGCAATCAAATGAAACAGCTTGCTTTCGTTTTATTTCTACAAATGTGGAGTGGCGGAATGGTTACAGAAACCATCCGCATCGCTGTGTGGGAGGATATTAACGTGTGTGTGTACTTTGCAAGAAAAATTAGCCTACAGGCAAACTCTGAATACGATGTCCCTGTATCAGCCTATTGCATTCCTGAGTACGTGGATCCTGAAACAACGGAGATATTCAAATGATTAGCGGTCAAGATTGGGAATGGTTTAGTGACACTTGGAAGGGATTATTTTTGGCTTTGATATTTTTAGCTTGGACGATATATGGCTTGATATTTAGAACCTAACAAAGAGAAAGTTGGATAAATTTACAACATACTGTAGAATATACAACAATGACTCCCACCAACAGTAACACCATTGGTAATTCCGGAGAATTCTTTGCAGCAAGCGTGCTACAACGTGAGTTTAAAACGATAGCAGTTGCATCTTCCCAAAGCCCCTTTGATCTTATCGCTGAAGACTACAGCGGGTTGTTTTTTAAGTGCCAAGTTAAAACAACTGAAAATGCAACAAAGGTGAAAAATTGGAGTTACTGGCGATGGCGTACTGCAAAAAGTTCCACCCAGTACGCGCCCAATGAGATTGATTTTTTTGCTCTGGTGGCCTTAAACGCAAAGCTTATATATTTTTGTTTACCAGAAGATATTAAAAGTAAAATTTTTTATATCCGAGAAAATAAATTGAATGCAGAACTTGAGAGTTCTTCATTTAAGAAAGTTCTGGAGAAATTACGTGAGTGATTTTAGATACTTTAAAAGGGAAGATTTTGACTGCCAAGAAACCGGCGAAAACCGCATGGAAGATGAGTTTATTAAAAAACTGGATCATTTACGCAGTATCGTGGGTTGGCCTTTTATTGTTACCAGTGGATATAGAGACCCGTCCCATTCGGTCGAAATTGTTAAGCCAAACGGTGGTGGATATCACACAAAAGGAATTGCCTCTGACATCAAGGTGATTGGTGGTAAGCAAAGACACGAGATTCTTAAACACGCAATGGCTTTAGGTTTCACAGGGATTGGATGTGCTAAAACATTTGTACATTTAGACACTCGCGAAGACACCGCAATGCTATGGACTTACTAGGAAATAAAATGACAGAAGAAGCGAAAACCGCTGTAGATGTTGTTGCGGCAAGCACGGGCTTGGCAACACTGGTAGCTTGGCTCCCTCCGATGGCGAGCCTCTTAACTATCATTTGGATGTCACTTAGAATTTATGAGTCAGACACGGTTCAAAAGCTATTGGGCCATAAGTAGTGAATATACTAACTTCTTTGATACAGCCTGTTTCGGGTTTACTTGATAAGTTTATTGAAGACAAAGATACAAAAAATGCTTTGGCACATGAGATTAGTACGATGGCAGAGCGCCACGCGCAAGAATTAGCCAAAGGTCAGTTAGAAGTTAATAAGGTAGAGGCAGCGCATAAATCGCTATTTGTAAGTGGTTGGCGTCCAGCAATAGGTTGGATATCTGGTTTTGCTCTTATGTACTCAACAATCTTAGCGCCAATACTGGGAATTTGGTTTGTTGTGCCTCCAGTAGATAGCTCTCTGTTAACAACTGTACTTATGGGAATGTTAGGTTTAGGAGCCATGCGTACGGTAGAAAAGACAAAAAACGTAGCGAGGAATAACTGATGAGCCTAGAAGCAAACACAAGCTCAACATTCATAAGTGGATTAGCGCCATCTAATCCTACAAGTAATGACAATGTGAGCGATGGAGATAATCATATTCGTCTTATAAAGGCGGTTTTACAGCGGACTTTCAAAGGTGGCACAGGAGATAGTGCTACAGGTTTAACAGGCGCTGTTACAGCCACTCATACGGAGCTCAATGCAGCGGCAACAGCGGTGGATGCCGCGACAAACGCCAGCACTGCCAACACATTGGTAAAAAGAGACGCAAGCGGTAACTTTACAGCAACGGTTATAACATCAAATATTGTAGGTAACCTTATCGGTGACATGCAGGGTGATATTTACGCAAGTAACGGCGTCAATAGGATTCTTGATAATGGCACAGACGGCACAGATGCAACACTAACTGCAAATGTTACAGGTAATTTAACAGGTACTGCCCAAATAGCTTCAGCGGTAGATGCACCATCTGTTTCAGCAGATAAAAATCATCGGATGGTTTTTGGTGAAGACATCACTCAAACATTAAACGCTACTGAGTATCTTAACAAAGATTTAGATAACAGCTTTCATTACAACCCAAGTAGTAACACATTAACAGCGGGTAATTTTAGCGGCGCTGTTGCCTTAACAAATGTAACTGGTTTGCAAGCAGCATTAGATGCAAAGACAACTCAAGCGGCTGTTCTTCTTGCGGCCTACCCGATTGGCTCTATATACACATCAGTCAATGCTACAAATCCTAATGGTCTTTTTGGTGGAAACTGGGAGGCTTTTGGTGAGGGTCGTATGCTTCTTGGTGCTGGTGGTGGGTACACGGCTGGAGATACTGACGGATCAGCAACACATACGCTTACTATTAATGAGATGCCATCGCACACGCACTCATTTACACAGGAAAACACAAGAGGAGCTGGCAGCCTTGGAGCTGGAAACGGGGACTCAAGCTTTTCCACTGTTAACACAAGTTCTACAGGTGGGGGTGCTGCTCACAACAACATGCCTCCCTACATCGTTGTATACATCTGGAAGAGAATTGCAGATTAATGGCTTATTTACCGCTTAGAAATATTGGTGCTGGCGGTATAGTTACCGACCAAGACCCATATGACTTGGAGCTTACGCAGTTTCCGAATGGGAACAATGTAAGCTTTCACGAGGGTCGCCTTGGTAAAGCTTTAGGACACAGCGATAGGTTAAGCACGACAGCAGCCCCGACACACATTCAGGGATGGCTTTTTGCTGGTAACAACACCATTGTCATCGGCACACTAAATAAGATTTTTAGATATAACGGTTCTAGTGAAACAAACGTCACTAAAACATCAGACTCGACGAATTACAGCAACAGTCCAAGATGGCAATCAGAGCAGTTGGGTACGGCGTTGATGATGAATAATGGTAGTGATGTACCACAATTCATGCAGCCAACACAAAATCGTTTTCAAGACCTTTTAGCTTGGCCGTCAGGAGTCACGACGCAATGCCTCAAACCCTATAAGTCCTTTCTAATCATGGCTGGATATGAGGCTGGGAGTAACAAGTATCCCTACACGGTTCGATGGTCTGATGAATATGACCCTACAGGTGTCCCTACAGATTACGCTATAACTAGCACAACTAATTTAGCTGGAGAGAATACACTAAGTGGTAACAATGGAAATCTTATTGATCAGCTAACACTTAACAACTCTCAGATTATTTATGCCGAGCGTGGTGTTTTTGCAATGGACTTTATTGGCGCACCACTTGTGTTTGCTTTCCGTGAGGTGTTTAGCGATGACGGCATCATAAACAGAGGTGCTTGCGCTGAGTTCTTTGGCAAGCACTTGGTTGTGGGTCATAACGACATATATGTTCACGATGGTAATCAAAAACAAAGTGTTGTTGATAAGAGAGTTAGACGCACATTCTTCAACTCTTTAGCCGATAAGAGAAGTGTCTTTTGTCAGACGGTAACAGATAGATCAGAAGTATGGATTTGTTATGCAGACGCAGATGCTGCCGACTCGGAAACAGCCAACAGGGCTTTAGTCTATAACTGGGCGCAAAACGCATTTACGTTTATTGATCTGCCAAATGTAAGAGCTTTGACTGTGTCAGAGAAGATGGATACAAGTAACAACTGGGACAGTGCCGCGGGAACTTGGGGCTCAACAAGTGATTACTGGTCAAGCTCATCTCTAAGTGCGGAAGCTAATGCATTAAAGCTTTTTGGCGCTGGGCATGGCGCATCAAAAATATACACAATGAACGATACACATGGAGCTTCTGGCGCAAGTGTTAATGCATTTATAGAGGCAACAAAGATAGATTTAGATCAGGTGATTGGTAAGGCAACAAACACGATTAAACAGATCAAGGGGATACTGCCACAGATTGAAGGGCAAGGGTCTGTCAACATTTATGTCGGCACAAGCCACACACCACAAGATGGTATTTTGTGGGGATCACCAAACTTTTATGACATTGAGTCTGATCACAAGATAGATGTTAGATCATCCGGTCGTTACTTTGCATTAAAGGTCGAAAGCACCAGTGCCTCAGATTACTGGCGTCTGACAGGTTTAGACATTGATATTAATGAGGTAGCAGCACGATGAGCTATGTGCCTACAAACTCATCGGCTCAAAGCTTAAACGACTTTAATAGGTGGATATCCGGTGAGCTTGTGAGAATATCAAATAGTTTTACGACATCACGACAGACTTTAAACATACCCGTCGTTAATGCAGAACCTTCAAAGCCACAGGTTGGCGATGTTGTTTTTGCAGACGGCACAAACTGGAACCCAAGCGGAGGCCGTGGACTTTATTACTACGACTCAGGCTGGGTAAAAATAGCATAGGTATTAGAAATGGCATTATTTAGCTTTGGCGGTTCAAAATCCAACTCCAACTCAGAGAGTAGTTCGTCTACTTTTGTTGATCCAAGCCAACAACCGTATTTAGATGACATACGAAGTCAGGCACAACAGCTAAACTCTATGGGTATGCCCGTAGAAGGTGTTGCTGGGATAAACAGTATGCTAGGTGGTGCTCTCGGCACAGCCTACGGAGCTGGAGGTATGCAAGCGGGTGTTGGAGCCAACATGATGGCCTCTGGTGCTAATGCAACGCAAGGCACAGGAATGGCGTTGAACTATGCGGGCGGTGCTATGGGTGGTAATGCTCAAGGTGGCATTAACACTGCCATGGGTGCTGGGCAAGGCATGGCAAACATGGCAGGGATGACCGGTGCAGCCAACAACAGAGGCTTCAATGCCGCAAACGCTGGTCAGTACATGAATAACGGTTTGCTAAACAGTCAAATAGATGCTGCAAGTCGTGACGTTGTTCGTAATTTGCAAGAAAATCAATTAACAGGTATTGCGTCAAATGCCGCGGGTACAGGTAACTCTGGATCTAGTCGAGCTGGTGTGATGGCTGGTATTGCAGCGCGAGGCGCTGGTGATCGTATTGGCGACATATCTGCAAGCATGAGAGGTCAGGCATATAACACTGGACTTGGTATTGAGGCAAATAGGGCATCTCAAAACGCTGGTTTTCAGCAGCAAGCTAACCTTGCAAATCAAGGTGCATATAACAGTATGTTGCAATATGGCGCTGGCATGGGTCAAAACGCTTTTAACACTAATCAGCAAAATCAACAGTTTGGCGCTGGTATGGCTGCACAGTTAGGTCAACAAGGCTACGGAAATATTCTTTCTGGCGCTAACTTAATGAATCAAGGCATTGGAATGCAACAAGGTGCTGGACAGTACATGCGAGATTACGATCAGCAGTTGTTGCAAAATCAGTATCAAGCGGCTATGTCTCCCTTCAACAGTCTTAACTTCTACAACAATATCGTTGGTGCTCCAAACAACTTGAGTCAAGCTGATTCCAGCTCTAATTCTAGTTCAATGTCCGTTAGCGGTGGATTCGGTTAAAGGTAATTAATTATGAGAAATTATTTAACAAGTGGTGGTTTGCTTCAAGAAGGTGATGAGCTAGGTCGTCTTTATGCTCAAGGCAAAATGCAAAGGGATGCTCAATTAGAGTCTGTAATGCCGTTTGTTCCTCAGAACCAACAAGAATTGGTAATGATGCAGCGAACGATGATCCCTGCTGGTCAGAATGAAATGGGGCAGCCTCAGTTTACAACGCCTGAAAAAGCTATCTACGACCAAAACAAAATAAAAATGCAGCAACTGCAAGGAAAAGCTCAACAAGACTATGAGCGAAAAGTAAGTAATCCATTGTTTAAAATCGGTGATTTTGCTGCTGACGTTGCAAGGAATACCGTTGGAGCACCGATTAACTTTTTGACCGATGGCGTTGGTTTCCAAATGGATCCTAGCGAAAGTGCAGTAGAAGGATATAAAGGTCGGCTTAAAGAGCTAGATCAACTTCAAGAATTAAATGCTAAAAGCTTTTACGGTGGAAGAGATAAAAGAGCAATGGCTTTTGAAAGCGCAATAACTGATCGAAATAATTCTAGGGCTGCTGATAGGGGTTCTGACCCATCTTTAAAACCTTCTGGCGCTCCTCGTTTAAATGCAAACCGCGAGTGGGTTCAAGTTTTTGCAGATGGATCTTCAAAACGCATTACAGATGCAAATGGCGAATTGGTTAAAGCATTAGATAAATCGGCAATTTCTTACATCGGCGGCGTCCCTTATCGATACGACCCTGTAACCCAAGAAATGCAGCCAGCAGTCGATGTTGAAGAAGCGCAAAAACTTATGATGGAAGAGGCATCTAAGATTCAATTTGCAAAAGGCCAAGAAACTTATTTTGCTGATAGGCCAATGGCGGTAAATGTCATAGAAGATGAAAAATCAAGATTTGACACTGTGTCGCGTGTTATTGAGAACGCAAGAACATTATTGCAAAACGAAACAAATGCTGGATGGGGTGGCCTTTTAAAAGATTTACCAGATAGCAGTCAAAAAGCTTTAGCTGAATATTTACAAACTCTGAGAGGTAATGTTGGCTTTGAAAGATTGCAACAGATGAGAAACAACAGTCCGACCGGCGGTGCTTTAGGTAATGTCTCTGATACTGAAATTAGCTTACTTCAGTCTGTTCTTGGGTCTCTTAACCAAAACAACAGCGCATCGATGCTTTTAGAAACTTTTGACACGATTGTTAGAACTTCTGAAAGAGGACTTAACAACATGGATCAAAAGTTAGCTAATCAAGATTTCTATTATAAGTATGAAGGTCAATCAACTGCTTCTTCAATTGCTCAACCTCCAATAATCGGTAGTCAGCAATTTAATAATTTGCCTGAGTTGGATGATGATGACCCAGAATATTTAGAAACTCTACAATTTATAAATGATTTGGAGAGTAAAGCTAATGACTGAAGAGGAATATTTAAAGCACGCAGCCGTTCTTAAAAGCCGCGGCAAAAAAGTTGAATTAGTCAATTTTACTAAGCTTTACCAATCACAAAATCCGCAGCCCGTTGATTATCAGCCTATGAAGTCTGTCAGGAACTTTTTGCCGTCTCTTGGAGGCGTAGTATCTGACATAGGTTCTGCGGTGATGAGCCCTATAGACACTGGTAAAGCTGTGCTTAACTTAGGCGACAGTGCTTTAGCGAACGCTGGTCAAATGTTGCAAGATTCTTTACCTGAATCTGTTGTCTCAAACATGAATCGCTTAGAAAACACACTAACGGGGCGTGATCTACCAACAGAAAACGCAAAAGACTATCAGCTACCAAACCAAGAAGCCGGTGAGGCTTTTGCAGGAATGTTAGATGACAGATATGGCTCTATGGACGCTTTAAAAACAACTGCGATGGAAGACCCTGCTGGTCTCCTTTTGGATTTGAGCTCAATACTTACAGGTGGCGGCACAGCGGCTGCTAAAGTTGGTGGAAAAGTCGGAGCTCTTGGTGAAAAAGCAGCGGAGGCTGGGCGTTTTATTGACCCAATTACTGGCGCAGTGAAAGCTCCGGTTGCGGCTATTGAAAAATTTACGGGAAAACCAATCTCTACTTATTTATATGAAAGTGCTATGAAACCCAGCACAACTCTTACACCTGATGCTAGGAAAAATCTTTTAGAAACAGCAATGGAGTTAAACGCTAGACCTAATGTTAAAAGTGTTGAGAAGTTACAAAGAGAGAAGCAAGGTGTTTTTGAACAGATTTCAGATATAGAAAACAGTGCTGGTGCAAAATCATTTGGCAATTTTGTAGATAACTCTGAGCTCTTTACAGGCATCCCTGAAGTTGCGGCAAAGTACAAACCTCCTTCAACAACAGCTAGAGCTGATTTAGATTCAATAGCTAAAGTTGTGCAAGATCAATTAGATTCTATTGAGGCAATGGGCGTGTCTGGAGGTAAATTATCTATTGATGATTTAACAAGAATAAAAAGAAATATCTATGAAAAAGTTAAATTCGACGAGGGACAGCTTGCGGGTCGAATGGATAGGCCAACAGAGAGAACCTACAAAGCAATAGCGAAAGCTGCTAAAGAACAATTAGAAATTTATATTCCCGAAGTCAAAGAGCTAAATAAACTCTACGGTGATATTTCTCAAGTTCAGAAAAAAATACAGATCCCATCATCTAACCGCATAAGCAATAAAGACCTTCAGGGTATAGGAGCACCTATAAAGGCTACGGCGGGAGCCACGTTGGCTGGAAATGTGGGGGCTGCAGCCGGTGTTTTAGCTGGATTAGTTGACACGCCTAGTATTAAAGCTTCTTTAGGTATAAATACAAAAAGAGCTGGACAGGTTGTTAGAGACCCGTTAACTAGCAACATTTTAAGAGCGGCATCGCTTTCTGGAAGATATGAAAAAGCAGTGTTAGCTGATGAACAAGAGCGTCGGCAAGAAAGAGAATCAAAAGAAGCGCAGCGAGAGGATCGACCGTAATGGGCATGTTAAATTATTTCACTGAAATGGCAGAGGCGATGCGGTCGGAGAGAAATGCTCTGGATGCTCGCATGGACGGGTATGATCAAAAATATGGGACTGATGCGTTAGGGTTTATCCAAAATCAGTTTCAACAGCCTCAAAACGCAGACTTTATAGACTCATCAAATCTGATGGCTCAAACAAACTCAGCAGCGGGCGTTGTAAACCCAGCAGCCTTTATGCTTGAAAGTTCTGCACAGCCTTTACCTATGATGCCATCTCTGGCAATGTATGACCCTCGTAGTAATAACAAGATGGGCGCATTAGCAGAAGAACTTACAGATAATGAGAAACTAGAGCGTGAGGGTTTAAACCCGTTTCCTGAG